GATACCTATTTCTGCTATCCGAGCGAGATGAAGAACTCGGCGAAGCTCAAGGTTTTCAGGGACTTCATCGTCGCGAAAGCACGCAACTGGAACTTCTGAGGGCAGGTCTTCGCAAGACCTGCGCCTCATGCATGGCTGGCATGCACATTGAATCCTTGATGCCTGCACAAAAAACCATCATATCGCCCGTAGCTGATGCACTTTGGTGGCTTTTTCCTCCCAGTGCCACCGCGTCGGCTGTTCCCCTCTGGAGGTTTTATTACCTTCAAAACTACAAAGGGCCCAAGTTGATCTTGCGGCCCTCTTTTTTTGCCTTGTGTTAACCAGGACGGAATTTTCAACGTTCCCAGAAAACTTGGCATCCGCTTCTCTTGTAGCGCGCAAAATCGAATGGCGCGGCGCGCAATTTCACTTGGCAGCAGAAATCCACATTGACGACGGCGCGGCTTGCACCATATTTCCATCCTTGCGGCAAACATGATCAATCTACAGGGGGCACGATGAGGATGCCGCATGCCCTTGGGCTATCTACCCAACCCCCTGCCGCCGGCTAAAGGCCTCGACGGCGAAGACAACTACCAAATCCTAGTCTACGACCGCGAGGGCGGCGACCTCCTTGGGGTCGCATTGCGGACGAGCATGAACGGCATAGCCCATCATGCAATGCGAGACGCCGTCGAGGCGTATCCAGGCAAGTACCTCGTCGAGACAAACAGCTATTTCATTATCCGCGCCCTTGTCGCCCCCACCGGCAAGCCGAACGAATTTGGCTGGATCGAATGCGATGACATGGTGTTGGAGCACTTGCCCCAATGGTATGGCCTCGTGGCGAAATGCGCTTGCGGTTACTACGGGCATGTTGACCGCTACGATCCACGCGTCCAGGCGTGGAAGAGCTACCCCCTGTCGAGGACCGCCGCCAAACTCTCCTGCGACGATTGCAAGCAGGCGAAAAGGCCAAGACAGGAGATCAAGATTGGGCTGTGTAAGCTGCCGCGCTGAGGCTCGCTTGCCGCCTCCGATCCGCCGCCCTATCTTCCCGCCGCAACCACCAGCGAGGCCGTAGCATGTGCAATCTCTACCGCATTACGACCAGCCAGGACGCCCTCCGCGCCGCCACGCGCGCCATGGGTGACGCCCTTGGCAACCTGGAGCCGACGATTGATGTCTATCCCAATCGCCCCGCCCCGATTGTTCGCAACAACAAGGGACAGCGCGAGATGGCGCAGGTCCGGTGGGGCATGCCGTCATCCAGCAAGGCGCTCTTCGAGGCGGCCGAGAAGCGGGCAAACAAATTGCGCGCGAAGGGCAAGGACGTCGATTTTGAACAACTGCTGAAGATGGAGCCAGATGGCGGCACGACCAATGTGCGCCGCACCGATTCGAAACACTGGACGCGCTGGCTGGGCGTCGAGAACCGTTGTGTTGTGCCCTTCACTCGCTTCGCGGAGCCAGACCCCGCCAGCCGGCCAGAAGGCGGGAACGTACCCAATGCTTGGTTTGCCGGCGACCAGACCGAGCCGCTCCTTTTTTTCGCTGGGATTTGGACACCCGGCTGGGAGAGCGTCCGCACTCTGAAGGAAGGGCTGGTGACGCTCGACCTTTTTGCCTTTCTCACATGCGAACCCAACGAAGTAGTGCGCCCAATCCATAGCAAGGCGATGCCGGTAATCTTGCGCAACGCTGAAGAGATCGAGACCTGGCTAACAGCCGACTGGAGCGAGGCCAAAGCGCTCCAGCGGCCATTACCACAGGACGAACTCGTTATCGTACAGCGTGGCTGAAGCGATCTTCGCCACTCAGGTGGGCAGCCTTGAGAGTTCGCCACGCATACGCCGCAGCCAAGCTGACCACTCCGTTACCGGCCGCGTCGGATCGGTCCACCCGATCGGCCAGCCCATCAGCCAATCCGAAAAGTTCGGGTTGAAGGTCAGGTCGTTGGTCAAGGATCTCGGCCCAGCCTGCAAACTCAGATGGAGGGAGTGCGAAGACGGGAAGCTGAAAGGCTTTGTCGGCCGCGCCCCGCATGCCTTGATCAGCAGCCAGATATGTGTCCAGAGCCGCGCCGCCTTCCCCGTCGCCAACTGGCTGCCAACTTGCGTCGGATCGTTCCGCATCCTGAAGGCCCCATCCACCAGTTCCAGATTGATCCTGTTGCAGTAGAGGGACTTTGTCGGCGTGGGCCACAATGAAGAGCCGCCTACGCTGGTGGGATGCGCCGACTTCTGCCGCAGAAAACAAGCCCGCTTTGACGCTGTAGCCCATTGCGGAAAGGTCTGCGAAGACACTGGCGGCTCCCAGGGACAAGTGCCCTTCGACGTTTTCGAAGAAGCACCATTCGGGGTCCATCTCGCCGATGATCCTGTGCACATGCGGCCAGAGGTGGCGAGGATCGTTCTCGCCGAGGCGTCGCCCGGCGAAGCTGAAGGGCTGGCAGGGATAGCCGGCAGTGAGGATATGAACGCGGCCGCGCCAAGGGCGGCCGTCGAAGGTGGTAACGTCAGACCAGACAGGAGCCTGATCCAGGGCCTCGTCTTCCATCCGTGCCACGAGAGTGGCCGCAGGGAAGGCCTCCCGCTCGACGTAACAAACAGTTCGATAGGATGGCTCAGCGATGTGCAGGCCGAGTTCGAGACCGCCGACGCCGGCGCAGAGCGCGACACCTGCGAGGGCAGGAAGTTCAGGGGTATGTAAAGCCACACGAATTGCTCCTTTTCGGTCGCTCCGGGCGATCGTGTAAGGGCTCGCATGGCCTCAGATTATTGAGAGTGCCGCAGCGGCGGCACTTGATTTCGATAGTCGCGGCAATGGCTCCCTGTCCAGCCCTGAAAAGAAGGGCCGAACAGGTGCCACACCGTATGTTCTTCAACATTTCAAAAAGCTCACGACTCAGTCACATAGACCCCGCCCTGCAGGGTACGGGTGCGACGGTTGTGTATTGCTGCTGTCGGACGGGTCAGACGCCAATCTAGTCCCGTCGCTTGAGGCGTTTCAGCGCCTCGGCCGCCCGGTCAGGCCGTGCGCCAAAGGGAAAGAAACGCCGATGCCGCTCCAACGAGGAGCTGAAGCATGAAGGCGGCCGGCAAGCCGACATCGACAAACAGGGACAGCACCAGCGTCCCCACCATTGCGGCCGTGAGGCCGGCGACCGCGCCGAGCAGCATCGCGACTGTCCTCAGAAGTGTTTTGACCTCGTTTTCTGCCTCGTCCCGGTTCATCAACTTTTCTCCTTTCTGACTGCCTCGATCGTGTTGGTGTAGGTGGTGGTCCCGGTGAAGACGTGGGTGATGCTGTCGATCGACCACTCACCGTCCGCGTCCCGGTCGATGCCGGCGACCGTCATTTTCGCCTCGGCCTGCCGGGTTTCCTTGCCGATAACCGTGAGGGTCAGCTTCTCCTCCTCGCGGTCCTGGTTGCTGCGCTGGCCCTCGACGGCGGCTTTCGCCTCCGCCTCGCTCTGGAAGATTTCGGGGATCTCGTAGACCGGGCCTTCGCCGGCATCCTCGACCTTCTTGCGGATGGCCTCCTCGGCATCGTGCCAATGGGCGCGGATCGCGCCATACTTCGCGCGCGCGGTTCCGCGCAGACGCCATGCATCCGCACCATGGAGATCGTCCGGACCTATGGTAACGATCGGCAGCGCCGTGCCGCTGATCGCCATGCCCTTGCCTTTGCGCGCGAAGACCAGATGCCCGTCCTTCATGACGGGCATTGCGCCGAAGCGCTGGCCGAGCTGGGTCAGAAGATGAAGATCGCTCTCATTGAGCTGCGCGCGATAGGGAATGACGATCCTGGCGAGATCCGGATCGACGGCCGGCGTGAGGCCGGCGTCGCGCGCGATACTGGAAACGATGTCCTGGACGCTCATCTCCTCGAAAGCGCGGTTCCGCTTCTCCTTCATCTTGTCGGATGGTGCACCGGCGCGCGCGATGACGGTCAGCCGGCGCTTTGGGCCGGCCTTTTCCGCATCCTCAATCGTGTAGGAGCCGAAGCGGCGCGGCCCGCCCGTTTCCCTGTAGCCGCCGCCGAACACCAGCGTACTGCCTTTGCGCGGCCGATCTATCCGGTCATCCTTGTTGTCGATCTCGACTGTAATGCCGTCACTCTCGACGCCGGTTCCGTCCGTCACCGTGGCGCGGATGAGGAGCGGCGCGAGGAGGCCGGAAACGTTGCGGCCGTCGATGGAGCAGAAGATCTGCGGTGTGAAGCCGTTCATGTGAAGATCCGGATCGTTGCGGCCTGGACAGGCTCTTTCTCGGGAAGGTCGGGCAGGACGAGGCGCAGGCCCGCCGGCAGCATCGGCGGCGAGCGCGCAAGGATCGGGTTCGCCTCGAGGAGTGCGATCAGTCCCTCCGGCCGATCGCCATATTCGTTCCAGGCGATTTCATCGGCCATTTCCCCATCGGATGTGGTGTGGATCCGCGCCATGGTCAGACCCGGAAGAAGGAAAGGCCACCGGCGCCGGGACCGTCCTGGCCGTAGCGCGTGAAGCTGGCGATGAGGGCGACCATGCCGGGCCGCCCTTTCGGATCGAGATAGCTATCATCCGTCTCGATGGAGCCGAGACCATACCAGCCGAGCATGCGCATATCGCCACGGATCATCGGCATCGGCATGCCGGCGTCCCCGGCAGCGCGCAGCGCTTCGATGGCCCGCTCGGAATGGCCGGCACGATGCAGGGGGAACAACACCGCCTCGATCGTCATCTCACCCGGGCCGCGGCCGAGGAACTGGATGGCGTTCTCGCCGGAAATCCGCTCCGTCGACGGCCATCGCCATTCGTCGTAGCGGGTGATGCGCTTCGGGGAGACGCCACGCATCTTGAAGGAGAAAGCGGTGCCAAACTGGAGGAGCGTCGACATGTCAACCTACATCGGCCAGCGTTCCCGCCAGTCGCCTTTCAAGTTCGATGCCGATGCTGTTGGCGGCTTCAGCCGCGTCCTTCACGCCGGAAATGGAAATCTGGCCGATCTGGATACCGGCGAGCTGGCGGCCGGCCGGCGCGGCGGCGCTGCCGGCGGTATCCTTGCCGCCCCCGGCCGAGCTGGCGGCGATCTTGCGAGCGATGCCAGCGGCGGCGCGCGCCGGGCTTTGCTCGCCTTCCATGCCGCCTGCAAGCTGCTGGGCGATCTTGCGGCCCATCGATGGCAGGTTGCGCAGCGGGCCGATCTTCGCCGGGCTTTGCGGCACTCGGTTCGCGACGGGGCTGACCAGGGCGGCATTGGCGGCTGCGGCGACAGCGCCGGCCGAAGCAGCGAGGCCCGCGGCAAACTGGTTGCCGGCCTTCTCGCCGGCCGCATAGGTGTTGATGCTGTCGGCGATCTGTTCGACCTTGCGGGCCGAGGCGTCCATGGCGCGTTCGGCCTTCTTGCCGCCTTCCTCGACACCCTTGGCGAGGTCGCCACCGGCCTTTTGCCCGCCAGCACCGACCTTGATGCCGTTGTGCTCACGGAAATTGAAATCCTTCTCGGCCGCATCACCAAAAAGGAATCGCTTCCAGAGCGGGGGACGGTTCTTCTCCCGCTCAGCCTCAAGCGCGCTCGTCGCGTCACCGATCCGCTCCCGGCCGGTGCCATTTCTATAGCGCTCCTCGAGCCAGCGCGCCGACCCGGGTTCTGCCGGCAGGTTCTCGGCACGGCTTCCCGGAACCGGCAGCTTGCCGGTCGATATCCCGAGGAACGGCTGAGTGTGGCGGCCGGTGGAGGTGCGCGTCTTCCCCTCCGAATAAAGCTCCCGGCTGCGTTTCCTGCTATCCATCTCGTCGAGGAGGGTCATGATCGTGGGGATTTCGCCCCGTCCCTTCCGCTTCAGCGCTTCCTCATAGAAGTAGCTGCTGTCCATCGGCCCGGCGTTCGGGTTGATCTTCCGATAGCGTGCCAGGAACTCGTCGCGGCTGTTGTCGACCATGCTCGGGTCTTCGCCCGCCACCGCGGCGCGGCGCGCCTCGATATCCTCCATCGCCTTCGAAACCCGGTTCATGCCGGCCGTGAGGCTCGGCAGCACATTCGAGCCGATGCTTTCCGCCTGGTTCTGGATGTTGCTGGAGAAGCGGTTCCAGGCTTCCGTCGCGTTGTCGGTGGCGTTGGTGAAGTCGCGCATCACCGTCCCGCCGGCATTGCCATAGCGGCCGATCGCCGCCTCCAGCTCGGGGATCTTGCCGACCAGGGCGGACAGGGCCGAATTGGCCTGGACGTCGGGCATCAGCTCCTTCAGTTTGAAGGTATCGCCCTTGGTGACGTCGCGGATCCGCTTCAGCATTTCGAGGACAGGCGAAACACCGCGCTTGTTCGCGTCGGAAAACACCTTCTGCACGTCGATGCCCATCTTCTTCGCGTTCTTCACGAAGTCGCCGGCCGTCATCTTGTCCAGCATGTTCTCGAAGTTCGTGGCCGCCTCGTCCGAGGTGCCGGCGGTGGCGCGGATCTCCTGCGCCATGGCGGCAAAGCCACGCACGCCCTGAAGGCCGCTTTCACCCAGCTTTGCCATCTTGGCGAAAATGGACGGGGCGTTCCGAGCCATGTCGCGCACTTCAAACTGGCCCTCCTTGCCGGCAAGCGCCATGGCGTCGAAGGCGTCCATCATCTCGCCCGCGCCGACCTTCATGTTGTTCTGCAGCGCGACGGCCGTCTTGCCGGCGTCCATCGTCTCTGCCCGGGTAGCCTTGGCGAAGGTCAACACGCTGTCCGTCATGGCGCTGGCGTTCTCGGCCGACAGACCGCCGGCCATCAGCTCGCCGAACACGCCATAAGCGCCCATCGTGCCGACGCCACGGCGCGCGCCGGCCGGCTTCAGGATCTTGTCGTAGAGCTTGGCTTTCTCCTCGGAGTACTCGCCGAGCACCTGGAGCTGGTCGCGCTCGTATTCCACGCGGGCGGAAAGCTGCAGCGTTTCCTTGGCGATGATGCCGGCGCCGGCAGCGCCGCCGATGCCAAGGCCGAGGCCGCCGACAAAGGCCGCCCCCACGCCGCGCATGGAGGTAAGGCTTGCCGCGCTGGCGCGCGCCTGTTGCTGTTGCTTGCGGAAAAGGCGGTCCTGCTGGGTGACGAGCGCGGCCGCCTCAGCCTTCTGCCGGCGCATCGCCTCCGTCGAGCGATGCATGGCGGTCGTGGCGCGGGACTGGCCCTGCGCCATCCGTGCCCCTGCAGCCCCGATGCGCTCCTCGGCGCGGGCAAGGCCGGAGGCCTCCCGCTCGGCCCCATCGGCCGCGCGGCCGAGATCGCGAAGGGAGCGCTCGCCGGCCTTCGCCTTGTCGAGACCCTTGGTCAGAAACTCGATGACGACGGAGGCTTTCATCGGCCTTTAAACACCTCTTCCAAGCATCGTCAAAAGCGCCTTGAGCGCACCGCCTTCAGCAGATCGGCGCGCCCTGGCCGTAATTACGAAGAAGCGCAGACGGTCGATCGTGAAGCGCCGAAGATCGGAAAACGGGAACGGATAGACCGACGCGATTTCCTCTATCGCCTCCAGGAGGGCTACTTGCCCGCGCCGGCCTTCGAAGGGTCCTCGTCGGACGTCTCCGTCACCCACTGGGCGTCGTACCACTTCGACACCTTCACGACGTCGACCGGTTTCAGCTTCCGCATGACGGACATGGAGACGCCCGCGCAGATCGCTGCGACCTGCGCTTCCAGCTCCGCGCGGCTGGCGTTCTCGCGTACCTGGGCGGCCGCGTCGAAATAATCGCCGGCCTCCATCTCGCGCAGCGTCAGGGACGTGATTTTCTGGGAGGCGTCCCCGGAGGCGAAGTCGATCGGGCGGGAAAGCGTGATGACGGTCTCGCTCATCAGGTTCTCCCGATCGCGCGGTTGGCACCGTCGAGCAGATTGCCGTCGCCCATGTCGATGATCCCGGCCTCCGGATCGACATGTATCTCCAGCACACCGTTGCGGAAACGGCGATAGGACGAGATGAAGAGAGGCAGCTTGACGCCTTCGAGCTTCTTGCGATCCCAGTCCGGGAATTCGAGGTCGATCGTGGCATTGACGCGGATGGCGATCATGCTCGACGTCTGGTTCCGCGTGTCGAACAGTTCACGGCGGAACTGGAAAGGCTGCGGCGCTTTGATCGCGAGGCCGAAGGCGCGGATCGCATCGACGTCATAGTTGTAGAACGTGACGGACCCGGTCATCTCCTCGAGGATCATCGGCGCGGAGGTCTCCCCGGCCGCACCGCCGCCGCCGACCTTCTCGCGGATCCATTTCAGGTCCGGTTCCTCGAAGCTGGCATTCTCGGAGAATTTGCCCTTGCCGTCGATCCAGGCGGACCAGAAGCGACCAACGTCTCTCATGGGATGTTCCTTTTCTTGCGCCCTCAGGCTGCGGCGAGTTCGCGGACGAGGTCGTCGATGAAGACGTCGAAATATTTGATGTTGCGGCGGCTGCCGATGGTGAGGCCATGGATGGGCGGCGTCTCCTCGGCGTCGAACTCGATACGGAGCTGGCCGCGACGGAGCTGGGCGTTGGAGTTTTCCGCCGGCAGCAGGAAGGCCCGGCCGCCGAGGATGGCGCCGGCCGTCTTGAAGTCGAGCAGCTTGTCATCGAGCGAGGAAATCGCCTCGACGACGACAGCCGAGGCCATCGGCGCATCGACGATGGTGCGGAAGCCCTCGGCCGCCATCTCTTCCATGGCGAAGCGCGTGCGCACGACATTGGAGAACATCCAGTTATCGTCCGAGGAAGCCGAGAGGCCGCCCCAGTACCGCCAGCCCTTTTCGTGCACGATGGTGTTGATGCGGTTCTCGTTGAGGAGATGGCTTTCCGTGTCCGGATCGTCATAGTCGAAGGAAACACGACGCTCCGTGCCGACGACCGCCCCGATCTCGGCATTCGACCAGGACACCCAGAAGCCCGCCGGCTTCTTCGAATCGGCGTCTCCCGCACGGATGATGCGCACGCCGAGGCCGACGACAAAGGCCTCGGGCGGCTGCACGACGTTGAGACCGGTATCCGGATCGGGGGCGATCACACGCGGATCGACGATGTCGAGTGCCATGGATCCGAAATCGTCGCGATACTGGATTGCGTCATCCTTGTTCGTGCCGGGCGCGGCAACGGTCATGCGTGAGCGCTGACGCTCCAGCCAGGGCACCATCGCGGAGACGAGAGGATTTGCATTGCCGCCGAGCCGCTGGCTGACGAAGCCGGGCGCCAGATAGTTCTTCGGCTTGAACCCGACCTCGGAACGCGCGCCTTTGAAGGCGTGCCAGCCGGTCATAGAGCCGGCCGAGCCGACCATGTTGGCGATGGTCGCTTCGATGTCCGCACCTTCGGCGACACGAACGATGGCAGTTTTGGGGATGTAGGTGCCGCCAGAGGCCGCGATCAGATTGTTGATCTGGTCGCGGATAGTGCCGGTTGCGCCGAGCGCCTGAAGCTGTGCCGGGTCCCCGGTAATGCCGATCGGCTCGTTGAGCGGGAACTTTGCGTTGTCGGCGGCGGGTGCCGTTCCGAGAATGCCGACCGTGGCCTGATCTACAACGGTCAGGCTGATCTGGCCGTCCGGCACGGAGGCGATGCGCACGCCATGTTGATAGGTAAGTTCGGGCATGGATGCCTCCGGCTGAAAACGTCCCGTCAGGGATGCCAGCGGAAGACACAAAAAAAGAGGGTCCGGTTTCGGACCCTCGGGCTATCTATCTGCGCCGCGCAAGCATGTCTCAGCTCATCGCCGGAAGCAACCCATAGGTCTGCAAGCCCCAAATCCAGAGGGCGTCGAGCTGCTCGGGCGTTATGCCTTCGGCCGGAGCCATCTCGTTCAGGATCGGGTCTTCGCGGCGGTAACGGTCCGCATCCTCGAACCACGCGATGGCCTCGAATTTCTCCGGACCCTCCTCCATCGCGGCGATGCGGTCACGGATGGACCACTTCGACACATTGGCCTGGGCGGCGACAAGCCAGAATTCGAGCCGTGGCAGGGGGATGGTGAGCGGATCGACCGGTGCGAGGGTGGCAAACGATGGAGCATCTTCATTTACGATGGTAACGGTGCCATCCAAGGCAATCTTGGTGATAGTCATGCGTTTTTCCTATACTCGACGCCCACGCGCCCTGCCGCAAACGTGTTGCTGCCGGTTCGGGTAAGACGCAGTTGCGTTACAGCGGCACCAAGGTCTACGGAACCGCCACCTGCATAAATTGCTAGATTACCGTTCGTGCCGGAAGCGTAATGAGCAACCCAACGTGTGCTGGTCCCAATTCTGCGAAGAATTAATGTGCCATTAGCGTAGCGTGCTGCTGTGTTGCCTGAAACACCGAAGCCGGATGTAGGCGCTAAAGCCGCGCTTGATCCGGAGACTTGGAGGAAAGTGCCGCCATCGTATCCAGTCACGACAAAGCCGCCTGACGTGCCTAGCTGCACTATCATAGTGTCCGTGCCACTGAGCTGAACTTGCCCGAGATCAACCATGATTTCTGTGGCCGTTGGGTCGATCGCAAAATCGAAGGCAGTCCCGCTGGTTGTGGCAACCTCTGGCAGCCTCGTGACGATGCCCGCGAACTTTGCGACGGACTGTTTCGTCCGCAGCGCCGTCATGAGCTTGGTGTTGTCCGCACCGGCAATCGCTTCCATCTCGGTAGCGAGAGCGTTGAACAAGGCGGACAGGTCCGCCATCCCCTCAATCGTGATCGCCCCGAATGCCTTGATGTACGGCAGGTAGGCGATGCCCTTCGGGCGGGTTTCGGCACCAACGCGCGGTGTTCCATTCAACCCGTCACTAATGGGGCCCGATGTCTCTGTGCTGCCTGCTCGATCATCGTCAGTCCCTACGCCTCTCGTGTAGAGACCTGCCGTCGTTCCGGACGTGGCCGAAACATGCTGATTATGTTCATGGCCCTGCATCTGGTCATCTT